CAGGGCGAGCGCTGGTGGGTTGTTGCGCTACTCGGCGAAGTGCGCGGCGATGACGAGAAGTACTGGGCGCTTGAGCGCGAAATCATAGGCGAGGCGGAATAGTGAACGCCGTCCGCAAAGCCCGCGCCGTCGAGCTGATGAGCGAGATCGACACGATCCGCACGCAGATCGACATCGCGCACGAGCAGCGCCACTACTGGCTCAGCCGCAATCCGGCCGAGTACGCGTACTGGACCCATCGCGCGCTGGACCTGCAGTCCGAGCTTCGCATGCATCAGGGGCGGATGCGCGAAGTCGTCGATCCTGACGAGAAAGAACATTACGGCCCGAAGGACGACGACCGTCGCGATCGGGACTACCGGGAGGGAACGTGATCACGCACTACGCCGATGCCATAGCCGCACGGGAAAGCCTCAGGGAGCCGCCCGTGCTCACCCTGGTACACAACGCCGACATCGAGACGCAGGCTCTGGAGGCCACCGCTGCGCGTCTGACGCAGGAGGTGCGCCAGCTCAGCGTTCTGATCCGGGCGACGCGTCAGGACCTCGATGCGCAGATCACGGTGCGCAAGAACAAGGCTACGGCGCTGGAGTCTGCCCTGCAGTCACTGGCCGCGAGGGTAAAGCGATGACTCACTGGTACGCATGGATCGACGGCCGCTATCACATCACGCGCACGAACATCTCAGGGTGTCAGTGCGAATGCGGGAAGGAACTGGAGAAGGGCGCAGAGCTACGCGAGCACCTCGCCGGCGATGAGAAGACCTGCTCCAAGTGCTTCGATATCTTTAACCCCGCGCCTATCGGCGGCCCGATGAGCCTGCCGCACTACCTCGAAGCCGAGAACAAGCGGCTTCGAGAAATCATCGAGGACACGGCGATCGTGCTGGAGGAGAACAACCTGCCGAAGTCTGCCGCGAGTTTGCGCAAGCACCTTCAGGAGCATCTAACCCGCGCGGGAGCGCCGAAATGACGGACCTCGAAGAGATCGCCGCAGACATGCAGCAGAACCTGACACGCATCGATACGCGCATCGATCGGCTGGCGGATGAGAACAAGCGCATGCGTTCGCTGCTGGCGCAGGCGGCGCTGTTCATCGCATGCCAGCCGGAGAACAGGTTCCGTGCGAAGTGGCTGAAGGAAGTCGAGGAGCTTTGCCAACATGTCTGACGAACATGTGTCGAAATTCCCGGTATTCGCAGAGTTTGCGAAGATCGCCCGCCTCAACCGCGAGGTCATCGTAACCGAGAAGATCGACGGCACGAACGGGCAGGTTCACATTCGCCCGGCCGAAGGCTCCGAACTGGAGTTCGGCTACGACTGCCAAATCGAGATCGGCGGCGTGCCGCATTACATCCGCGCCGGCTCGCGCAATCGCTGGGTTGCTCAGGTTGGCGGTGACGACAACAACGGCTTCGGCCGCTGGGTCTACCAGCACGCGCACGAACTCGCCGCGCTGGGCGAAGGCGCCCACTTCGGTGAGTGGTGGGGTTCTGGCATTCAGCGGCGCTACGGTCTCACGGAGAAGCGCTGGAGCCTGTTCAACACAGGCCGATGGAAAGATCCGGGCGACGCACTCGCGCCTCCTGATGCCGTGCTCGTCCCGCAGTGTTGCAACGTCGTGCCGATCATCGCGCGCGGCGTGGGGCTCGCTTGCGTCGATGAAGCGCTAGCCCTGCTCCGCGAGAAAGGCAGTTACGCAGCGCCCGGCTTCATGCAGCCCGAAGGCGTCGTCGTATTCCACGCGGCATCTCGCTCGCTGTTCAAGGCGACCCTTGAGCGCGATCAGGAACCGAAGAATCGGAGAGAGGGATGAAAGAGCTTCTGTCCAATGAACCGGTGATGGTGGAGCACGTCCAGGTGCCGCGCGTACTGCTCGTGGACATGCATGCGTCGATCCGCTTCATGAACTGGTGCCGGGACAACGGCAAGAACCTCGACTTGGCATGCCAGTGGTTTGCGAAGATCGAAGAGCAGATTAACCGGACCGCACTGGATGTGTCGAAATGAATTCCACTTACCCGTTGGCCCCATGGGCCATCAAGTGCGTCAGCGTCGTACGGGTAGACGATCTGGCCCCCGAGCGCGCGGGAGTAAACGCGGTATGAGAAAGCCTGGAACCAGAAGGGAGCCTGATACCGGAATGCCAAGCCACTCTACACGGCCCACGCCACGCGTGCGGTACGGGGCGGCCTCTGACACCCGGAGTAAGTTGGCTCGTGCGCAGAACGGCTTGACAGCTCGGAGAGACGGCAATGACTGATCGGACCTCAAATCAGCATTTCAACCAGCTTGCGCCAGTCGAGACGGAGCTGCTCGCCCTCCTGTCCGAGGAATGCGGCGAAGTCGTGCAGGTCATCGGCAAGATTCTGCGGCACGGGCTGGAGTCGCAACACCCGGACGGTGGCATGACCAACCGGGAGCTTTTGCAGAAAGAGATGGGCGACGTACGAGCCGCGATGATCCTGCTCTGCGAATCAGCGGTCACTTCGAAGCAACTGGTTCACGAGTGGGCCGATTGCAAACGCGAGAAGGTGCAGCAGTTTCTGCATCACGCGACGGTCAGCAATGCTGTCGAGACGACATGTTCCGGTTGGCAGCCAATCGCGACAGCCCCTAAAGATGGCACGACCGTGCTTTTGTTTGGCCCGAAGGGGCTTGTCGAGGGTTCATGGGAATGCGTCGATGGCGGCGGGCATCCCGAGAACGGTCCGTCTGTCTACTGGTGGATTTCGCCGTGGACTGAGTTCATCGACGGCCCGCACGACATGCCAACACACTGGATGCCGTTCCCTGCATTACCTCCGAAAACAAGCGGTGACGTGCCATGAGCTGGCAGGCGGGTTTGGTTGGCCTTGCGCTCACCTGCTCGGGCTTCTGCGCGCTGGTCGTCATCGCCGCGAAGCTGGTCACGCGCAAGAACCGCCGCGTCGCTCTGCCGGCGCCGAAGTACGACGAGAGAAATTCAATCGCCGCTTTCAAAAGGATGCATCAACCATGAGTCTTCGAATCACCAGAGCCACCGACACGATCGAGGTCAAGACCATCACCGCGTGTATCTACGCTGGTCCGGGTCGGGGCAAGTCTACGCTCGGATTCACGGCCGACAAGCCGCTGCTGCTCGACTTCGACCATGGCGCATACCGCGCCGGTAACCGAAAGGATTGCGTGCAGATTGAGTCGTGGGCTGACGTATCTGCGATCACCGCTGATGACCTAGCACCTTTCTCCACGCTCGTGATCGACACTGCGGGCCGCGCGCTCGATGCGCTGTCGGCCACGATCATCCGTGAGAACCCCAAGATGGGCCGGGGCGGGTCGCTCACCCTGCAGGGGTTCGGCGAGCTCAAGTCCCGGTTCATCGGCTGGCTTGCCTTCGTGCGCTCCTTCGGCCTCGACGTCGTTCTCATCTCGCACAGCGATGAGAAGCAGAACGGTGACGAGATCATCGAGCGGCTCGACATCCAGGGCGGCAGCAAGAACGAAATCTACAAGGTCGCGGACGTGATGGGCCGGCTCAACTTCGAGAACGGCAAGCGCATGCTGAACTTCAACCCAACCGATACGGCGTTCGGGAAGAACCCCGCGCAGCTCCCGGCGCTCGAGGTGCCGCACTACGCGAAGACCCCGAACTTCCTCGGCGAGGTGCTGGCCCGCATCAAGGCTGAGCTGAACAAGCAGTCGGAAGAGCAGATGAAGGCGTCTTCAATGCTCGCCGACTGGAAGGCGAAGATCGACGAGGCCAAGACCGCCGAGGACTTCACGAAGATGCTACCGACAACGCGGGACGCCGACCCTCTGGTGCGCGAGAACGTGCAACGGATGTTCTCGGCGGCCGCGAAGGCGAAGGGGTTCAGGTGGGACAAGGACGCCTCCGCGTTCGCTCCCGAGCAGAAGGCGGCCTGACGTGATCCGCCTTTCTGTCACCGACCTCGACAGCTACCTGTACTGGCGCGGAAACGAGGACATGGCGCTGGAGGGTCTGGTGCAGCGCCTGCGCGGCCAGGAGCCACCTACGGAGGTGATGCTTGCGAGCCGAGTCTTCCACAAGGTGCTGGAGAAGGCCGTCGAGGGCGAGCTACAGACCGTTACGGCGGATGGTTACACGTTCGTCTTCGCCTTGGACGGCGAGCTGACACTTCCGCAGCTGCGCGAGCTGAAGGGTGAGCGCCTGTTCGATACGCCCAGCGGACCCGTGACGTTGGTCGGCAAGGTGGACGGTCTGCATGGACATACGATCAATGACTGGAAGCTAACGGAGCGGTTCGACGTCGAGCGCTACGCGGACTCCTACCAGTGGCGCTCCTATCTCCTGATGTTCGGGGCGACACGGTTCGTCTACGACGCCTTCCAGTGCCGCTACGACGGTCCGCGTGTGACGATCTACGAGCATCACCGGCTGCCGCTCAACTCGTACCCTGGCATGGCGGAGGACGTTACGCGCGCGGTCTGCGGGCTCGCAGAGATCGTTGCGAAGTACGTCCCTGAGAAGATCAGGGAGGCGGCGTGATGGCGGGCCGTCCTCCCATGCTCACCGCGGCCGCCGTGCGCAACCTGCGTCGCAAGTACACGGAAGCCCCGTATCGGGGTAAGACGGCCGTCCTGCGCTATTACGCGCATATCTACGATGTAGCCGAGAGCGCGATCGAGCAGGCGGCCAAGGGACGTACCTATCGGTGGGTGTCATGAGAGACGTCTGGTTCGCCCGCCGCGCCGATCACCTGATCGCAACCGACGATGACAGCCGCAAGGTCATCGAGCGCATGGGCGAGGACGAGTGCAAGGCATTCCGTCCCGTCAGCGTCCGCGATCCAGTCGCCCACCATCGCTACTGGGCGATGATGACGACGACCGCCAAGAACGTGAAGCGGATCGAAATCGATCGTGTCGGCGGGCAGCCCGTCTACATGCGGATATTCAGCAAGGAGGACGCGCACACGGCGATGAAACTGTGTACGGGCCTCTATGACGTGCTGCCGGTCGGCGGGACGGATTACGCCATCCGTGTCCCACGCTCGACCGACTTTGAGCGGATGACGGCTGAGGAGTGGAATCTGTACTGGCCAAAAGTTTTGGAAGTGCTGCTGGAAAAGGTCGCGCCCGAAATCGAAGTGCCCGAAGCGCAGAACGAGATGCTCAAGTCCATCGAGCGGTGGGCGGTAGAAGCAGCATGATGCACCGGAACTACACATTCCCGACACGGGACGAGCGGCAGCGGGAAGCGCGAGCGAGGAAGCTAGGTTGCATTCTGTCGCGCGCCCGTATCGCCAAGGGCTTGCCGGTTCCGAAGCAAGGCTCGGTTGATATCGATCACCTCGTGAAGCCCGGCAAGAGACTCGGGCACGCCTTCAGTATTCCACTGCACCCCTGGTATCACCGCGGCGTCGTACCGTATCCATTGACGAGCAAGGCTGAAGCTCGCGAACTCTACGGCGCCGCGGTGTCTGACGGCAGCAAGGCATTTCTCGCGAGCCATGGCGTAACTCGAATGGACCTCTACATCGAAACGCAGCGATTGCTTGGACTGCCAGTCGAGTCGGTGCCCACGAAGATATTCAAGCGCGACGCGCTGTCCGAAGCACCGGTGACTCATGAGCGATAAGCCCGAATTCACCATGCACATTTGCGGTGGCACGGCCGGCGGAGAATGCAACTGTCAGTGCCCGGACGGGCCGTGCGAGCACAAGTGGGACGGGCCTGACGTGGAGATCATGAACGGCTTCTCTGTCACGTGCTCGAAGTGCGGAATGACGGCCATTGGCCACGACATGAGGTGTTTCTGATGAAGAATCGGCGCTGGAGTGACAAGGATTACCACCTGTGGCCGTTCACGCTGAGTATGGATACGTGGTCGAAATACGGTGTCGTCATCGATAGCGGTGCGCATGAAGGCTGTAAGGGTGACTGCCACGTCCGCTTCTACTTCGGACGCGTCACGCTCCTCTGCGAAATGCCGCCAGTTGTTGCCGACTACCGAGAGAGGCATTTGGCTAAATCGTGGGATGCGGCCACCGTCGCGCGTCTCGGCCGAGACTGGTACGAAGAACGATTCCCTCGCGAGTATGGCTTTCAGGTCTCTCAAGGGAACCTGCACGTTTACTACGGTGCGCAGACACACGACAGCCGTACGGATCAGAACAAAGTGTTCTTTCTGCCGTGGCGCAACTGGCGATTCATCCGCCATAGCCTCTACGACATCGAAGGCAAGCACTTCCACACGGAATACGAGAAGTCTCGCAATGCTTGGCCGGCCAGCACGGCAATTCGCGATGCGTGTCCCAAGGTGCGATTCGAGTTCGAGGACTATGACGGGCAGAGGATCGTAGCCACAACGCATATCGAAGAACGCGAATGGCATTTCGGCACAAAGTTTTTCCGTTGGCTGGCGTGGTTTCGTCGGCCGAAGATCAGCCGCGATCTGGCTCTTGAGTTCAGTTCGGAAGTCGGCCCGGAGAAAGGCTCATGGAAGGGCGGCACTGTCGGCCACAGCATCGAGATGCTGCCCGGCGAGCTTCATGAGGCCGCTTTCCGTCGCTACTGCGAGCAGGAGCACCGCGCGAAGAGTCGGCGCTACCGCATTCGATATGTCGGTCTGGCTCCGCTCCCATGACCACTTGTGAGTACGTATGGGAATCGGAGACGGTCGGCTGGATCGCGTTCTGCGTGATGGTTTCGGCGGTCGCGTGGGCCTACGCCTACAAAAACAAGGGCCGGCGTGACGATTGACGGAAGGGAAACTAAACCAGAGGGAACAATATGCTAGTCGTAATGCGAAGGGCGGGTGAGGATGTCGTGATCACGCTGGGGGACGGGCGACAGATCATCGTCTGCCTGCTGTCCATCGACAGACACCGGGGGCGCATCGGGATTACCGCGCCAAGGTCGATCGAAGTAGACAGGCGCGAGATCTGGGCGCGCAAGCATCCGGGAGTGCAGGCAGACGGCAATGTCGCGTGATTCGCGGAATTCCAGACGCTACACAGCCGATCGCGATGGGACCTCGCGGCGCGCACAGAAGGCGATTGACTACGAACTCGACAAGAGAGTGCCGCGCAAGCATCGATTCACCCTCTTCACGCTGGGGATGGATGCCTGCGCGAAGTGTCGAAAGCCGAGGAGCGAGCACAAATGACAGACCATCGGAGCACCGAAACTGAAGTCGCCTTGGGGCAGCCGATTGAAGTTAGCCCAAGCGATATCTTCTCCATCGGCGCGTTGCGCAATCTGCTTAAGGCAAGCTGCGCAAATGCTGGTGGGATGCGCGCGTGGGGGCGACTGCATGGGATCACCGCCGCCTACGTGAGCCGCGTTATCCGAGGCGAAAAGCTGCCGGGGCCGAAGCTGCTCGACGCGCTGAACCTTCAGCCATCCACCGTTTACGTATTCAAGAATCGGGTGCGCCGTGGCAGACATTAACCGGACCACTGACCCGAAGCTCTGCCCGGATTGCGATGAGCCGAAGCTCTCCAAGGCTGATGGCGTTCTTCACTGTACGAGTTGCGGATGGTCGGAGGAAGACGACGATCCAGTGCAGGCGTGGGAAGACTTCGTAAAGAGGGTGACGCGATGACTGCAGATCAGGACATCGAGCGCATCGCCGCCCGTAACGTAATCGCGAGCGTGCCTTATGAGATCAGTCCGTTAGATGTGAGTCTATTGCTCAAAGAGATCGAGCGGCTGAACGCCATCCAGCGCGACTTCCACAACCTCGATGACGTGGCGGAGATCAGGCGTCTGCGCGAGATGCTCAACGTGGCGCACAGCGCGCTTCTGTCGTTCGTGACGACCTACAACGGCAAGCCGATCCGCTTCCGTGAAGCTGAGAAAGTTTCGGGCGATGACCTGACCGCAGCGTACGACAAGCTCGATGCGTTCCTGTATCCAGCATCCGCCGTCGATGTTGGGGGATAAGCCATGACACCGCGGCAAGAGGTTTGGTTGAGAGCATGGACGGCGGTTGCCGGCTGCTGGAACCAGAAGGACATCGACGCATGCGCGAAGTGGGCCGACCGGTGCTTGAAGGCATTCGATGAGCGCTTCCCGAGCGCCGATGAATC